CGGGAAGTAAGCCTGTAAGTAAGCTTATAAGTGAGCCAGTAAGTGAGCCTGTAAGTGAGCCTGTAAAGCCCGCAAAGATCGATCATGGGTTCTAAGATAGAATGGTACTAATAGGTATTATAGTTAAAATATTTGGTGTGATTGCTAAGTTAGCACCACTGCTATTTGCCTATGTTGCAGGTGCAAAGGGCGCTCAAAAGAAACAACTTGAGTCGTCCCTCAAGAATGTAAAGGAGAGAAATGAAGTATCTCAGTCTGTCTCTCGTCTTAGTGTCGGCACTGTTCTTAGCAAGCTGCGGAATGCTTGGCGTAGGGGATGATTGCTCTTGGGTCAGGCCAATTCTTGTTGGTGATGAAGATCAATTGACTGAAGCAACGGCTCGCGATATACTTATACATAATGAAGTTTGGGAAAGACTTTGTAAATAACTTAGGAGAATAAGATGCGTAAGTTTTTAGCTGCTTTTGGCATAGTGCTGTTGTTGTCAGGTGCCGCCTATGCTGGCTCCCACACAGATTCAGTACCAGTCAAGCAGCATTTAGAGATGTTGTATCCTACTGTACTTGTAGCAGTGGGTAGTGGAAGCGGATCAGGCACAGTAATTTTTTCTGAGAAGCATGAAGGGGAATACATGTCCTTGGTACTAACCAATTGGCATGTAGTGAAGGGTGCTATCACCGTTACCTCAGAATGGGACCCCCGAAAGAAAGAAAAGGTAGAGAAGGAAACTAGGCGTCCTGTCAAGATTGAAATCTTTGAGTACAATAATTATAGTAAGAGTATAGGGACCACAGGTAGAACTGCTACCATTGTCTCTTATGATAAGAAGAGAGACTTGGCGCTCTTAAGGATTGATGATAGGGAGCGTCCCATAGAGCATGTCGCCACTCTGTATAAAGAAGGTGTAGATGATGGTCCTTGGATTTTCCAGAAGGCATGGGCAGTTGGGGCAGGACTTGGTAAACCTCCGTTCCCCACACAAGGATTGCTTTCAGGGTTCGCGAAAGACAATTATGGTAACGATCTCATATTGGGATCAGCCCCTATAATATTTGGTAATAGCGGTGGCTCTGGTTATGTTATGTCTCCTAGAGGGACCTACGAATTGATTGGGGTGCCCTCGATGGTATCGGCCTATGGCTGGGGTTCAGTTGTATCACACATGGGGTGGTGGCGTCCTATAACAGAGATCAGAGAATTCTTAAGAGAGAATGATTTTGGTCATGTTCTAGGTGATGTCCCTGAGGAAGAAGATGGCGAGGACGAGAGTAACTAATCTTCAGGAGGCTGTCCTTTCTGAAACACCAGACTTTCTTGATCCTTATAGTTATCGGACTGCTGCTATGCAGAAGGGTCTCAACTATGAGCGCGAAGTCAAGGACTATCTCACGGAAACTTTTTGCGGTGAGGTCGATATTTTCCTTGGGCCTTGGATAAAATATGTGGAGGCCCCGGATTACAGGTGGCGCTATGCTCAGCCGGATGTGGTCATGCTTAATGAGCATAATCCATATTATCCATTTCTAGTCATAGGTGAGGTCAAGCTGACATGGAAACCAGGGGCCGTCAGAAAGCTCAACAACTTGTATGAGCCTTTATGCAGGAAGGTGTGGCCAAATATCCCGGTGAAGAAGGTACAAATATGCAAGGGCATAAAGAAGAATTGTAAGGTGGAAGAGTGGCACCAACTTAAAGATATCTTAAGCCCCGATAAGCCCGATTACTTTGATGTTCACTGGTTCTGACGCTTCCGGTGCTGTCGCCTCTGGTGCTGTCGTAGAGATCGAGCCTTCTTTTGCCATACCCATGAAGTAAGCCTAATGAGTTGTCCCTCTATCAAATTTAAGAGGGTACTGTGCCATATATAATACATTATACTTTAAGCTCAAGTTGTTGTAGGTGCTGCTCAGGGATATTCACTAGTTGATATAAGTAGAATTTAATTTTGGGGGTTAATTCTCGATGTTGAAAATTAGCGAAATATTGTATTGCCTTTGTTAGGGTTTGTTCTTTATCCTCTTGTCGTTGTTCTTTTGAGTGTAAACTATGGCAGTTAGCACACAACACCCTACATTTAGGACGCTCCATCTCATATTTTTTTACCATAGTTTTGAATGTTAAATTGCCACCACATATTTTTGATACATTGAAATCTTTTTCTTGTTTATTTAAATGATCATAGTGTAAAGCACAAGCTTTATCCTTTTCTCCTTTGCCGTATCCACATTCTTCACAACCTGTCAAACATTTATCTTCTGCTAAAAAAGCATAAAATTTCTCATTTTCAATAGCGCGCCTCAATGTAGCACTGTGCTTTACGCATGTGCCACAATAGCGGTTTGTGCAGGCGTAGTCCACCTCCTTGTGACAGTTGCTACATAGCTTAGACACCGCATGTACCACCGTGTCCTGTGATGGTGCAGATATCGTGGGATTCCAAGGACTCTTCAAACTCTTCACCCAGCTTTTCTTTGGCTTCCTTGTAGGGTACTTGGGTGAGGGGTTGTCCTCCACGGCATCCATCTGGATAGCAGGTGAAGCCTCTGAGGCGATGGGCATAGCTGGCCAGCACCTCGGTGAAGTGGGGCATGGTGTCCTCGTTGTTGTGCTTTGATCCCCACTTGGGTAGATTGATGGTGCTGGAGATGCTCATGTCCACATAGTCTTGTACGTCTGCTTGGAACTTGATGCGCCTCTCGTAATCCTCTGATAGCTGGAGCGCCGAATCTATGTCATCTGGTTTGATGCCATAAAGGTCTATAATTTCTTGGGCTGCTGAGTCTACAACGTACTGGTAGTGCCATCTGGTGCCCTTGAGGTAGCGTCTCTTGTAGGCCACAGCAAAGATGGGTTCAATGCCGGTGCTGGTACCACCAAGGATGCCTATGGAACCCGTGGGGGCTATTGCACGATTGGCTACAGGGGTGCTAATACCCAGTTGCTCAGAAAAATCCTTTGAGGTTTTATCAGAGATGCCCCTGTAGACCGTAAGGAAAGAGTGGAGGGTTGGAGTCACCTCATAGCGATCACCCTTTTTGATGAGAAACTCGTGGATGCCCATGAGCCCCAAGCCCAAGCGTCTATTCTTTTCCCTTACTTCACTCACCTTGGCGTAAGGTAGCTTGGCTCTTAGGGTGCCACACATGAGGAATTTGGTGGCCAACTCTACCACCTCAGAGAACTCGTGGATGCTATCGATGCGCCCCATGTTGATGGAGCCGAGATTACAAACATCTGAATCATCAGAGGAGGTTACTTCGGTGCAAGCGTTGCGTAAGGTTTCCTTCTCCTTGTCGAAGAAGTTGAAGGAGAACCCTGGCTCTGCCGTACTTAGGGCTTGCTTGACATTTTCCTTGAAGAGAGAGCCTGGATCACCTGTGTTGTAGTATTGTAGGAGCCAATCAGTGTCATAGTTTACAGAGATGTTGGTCATATCAAGGGGAGCAAAAAAGTTGAAGTCCTGCTCTTTTATTTGACCGAGAGTGTGACCTGTTGTACCGACTGGCATATCGTACCAGTTCTTGGAGATGAGAAACTTCTGGATGTCTGGGTGCTGCCAATTGAGAGAGGCATAGATGGCGCTGCGTCTTGAACCACCTTGCATGACCCGTCGCCCTATCTCATTGATCATTTGCATCTTGGGGATGGGGCCGGAAGCTACGCCACCTGTACCCACTAGATTGGCTCCCTCCTCACGATAGATGCTGTAGTCTACACCGATGCCGCCACCTGTCATCAGGCATGACTCGGATTTCCAGGAGAGATTGGCCCAGTCTTCGCGCGTGTCTTCCTCTGCCTTAAGGAGATAACAATTGTTGAAGAATTTATTTTGGCGTCCTGCATAGTAGATGTAGCGACCCCCAGGAATAAACTTCAGGTTGCTTATGATGTTAACAAGTTCTTCTTTCTCTGACTTGTGTAGGTACTCTTGACAAACATCCTCCACGAGGACACGCGAAAGATCATTCCATGTGTCACAATTTTCGTGGGCATACTTGTGGTAAAAGATATCCTCAGAGAATTTACTGCGAAACTGAGGATTGCGATTGGACTTGAAAGCCATTGGAACCTCAGTCTGTTTGAATTAGTTCTTCTTTTTGCTTCTTTAATTTTTCTTGAAAGGATATAATTTCCTCTTCTTTTTTAGAGACTTTGGTCATCTCCTCAGTAAGAAAACTCTTGCATCGTTCTATTTGTTTCATTTGAATATCTGCTAGGTGGGTGCTGCGTTGTATTTCAGTTAGAGCCGCCTTATTCTTTTGCTTCTCATATTCTTTTTCTGAGACAACAATAACCTTAGGGTAACTCAGGTATGAGGGGTGCATGAAATCGAGTAGCCATTGATTAAGCATAAATTATTCCTTCCATTTCTTAAGACCGTGGGGATTTTCCTTTGAAAGCTTTCCCCAATTTAAGCCGTATTCAGCATCAACGGGGATAGTCATCTCTTTATCGTAGACCTTAACGGTAATAGTTAGGCATTTTAACACACGCTTCAGCAGTAGGTCAAAGTTTTTCTTGGGGATGCTGGCGATAATGGCATCGTGTATCATGCCTTGAACTTTTACCTCTGGCTCAAGAGTTTGCCACACCTTCTTGAGACCTTGTGACATGATGTCGGCCACCAAAGATTGGGGACCAAAAGCTATAGCTTTTCTTAGGGTGTGGTCCGACCATGTGCGCTCATAGAAGATACGTTTGCGTCCCAAGGGAGTGGTAATTTGTTGATCTTTTTGTAGTTGTCTGGATATCGATTGATGCCAAATGCGTATGCCAGGAAAACTTCTGAAGAATTTGCGTTGAAACTCTTGGACAAATTTGGTTTCTACTTGAGCAGCTATTGCCAAAGTCCTGGCAGAACCATAGTAATTTGTACCATGAGTGAGACGTTTTGCGATATCTCTATAGGTGAATCCCCTATAGAATTCTTTATCCACCCCTGTTTTTCCTCTATTTGGAGGCATACCGAAAACCATTGCTGCAACTTGAGAATGCACATCTGATTCCTCTACTGCTTTGATGTAATTTTTATCTTTACTTAGGTAGGCAACTGCTCTTGCTTCTGCTCCCGCCAAGTCACAGTATACTAGGTAGTGGTCTGGCTCTGCGATGAAGACTTGTCTTATTGAAGGGTCAATGTTTTGTACGTTTGCTGAATGCCTTAGGGGGTGATCGCTACTTGACCACCTACCAGTGTCGGTGCCAGCCACATTGTAGGAAGCAGCCCATCGATCACCTTCAGCTAAGTCTTTGCTTAGGGTTTGACACTGCTTTTCAAGATCGCGTATGGCCAATATCAATTTGACGAAGGGTCTTCCTATGGTGTAATTCTTTGCTATTTTTTCTAGGGCGAGGCGGTTGCATGTGACACTTCTTACGCCAGCCTTTGAGTGGGTTTGAGGTGGAATAGTTAAGGTATCATAAAAGAATTTCTTCAGTTGTAGGTGAGAGTTGGGATTGATGGGGGCCCCAATTAGGTGGGTGGTGAGATCATTTAGGACAGCGCGATAGGCGTTGATTTTCTTTTGGGCTTTCTCAACTATGGCGGTGCATACTTTGATATCTATCTGTATGCCTCTGGTCATCATGGTGTGAATAGGATTAAGTAGACTTTTCTCAAAGGCATAGGTGGAAGCATTGTCTTGTAGCTTTGGCTCAAGGATTCCATATAGCTCGTGCGTCAGCATGGTGTCCATCCCACAGTAGGCGAGATGAAGTTCATGCGCGTCAAGGTCATCAAAGTTAGTTACTGTTTTCATTTAATTTTATGCCGTCTAACTTGTGCAGTGCTTCTGTTGTTTCTGCGAGAGCGAAATTCTACACGGTCATAACTTCCAGTAACGCGAAATTCCATATCATGAACAAGGCCGCAATCGCAACACACGAGTTTATAACCTTTCATTATTGGGTAGCACCATCTGGTCCAACGCTTGGGATGCATTGCTTTTTCAACATTTATTTTTGTCATCACCGATTAAGTCTTTCAGTAGGGGTTGGCTATGAGAGGTGCTTCCAAATCTTTTATCATATCTTGGAGGTACCACAAGGCTTTCTTTAGGTCTTCGGTTTGATGCTCTTTGTCTTGGTACTTCAGGTTGTAGCGTGAAACATACTTGATGACATTGCCTTGGGCGTAAGACATGTCCCACGATTTGATGTACTCAATTGTTTCGATGCCCTTGTTGTAGTGGGGAGGATTATTAACTAGGTCTTTTTGCATAGAATCTTTGAAGCTTATCCAGCCTGGAGAATCATTAGGAATACTGGATAGAGGTTTGGTATCGGAGGAGGACATTGAGACGCTTCCTTACAAAGTTGGTGATAGAGGTTGGCTCATCAATTATTACTAAGGCTCTTGTCTGTGTGGATTTAGCATCAAGTTCTGCCAAGTCACAAATTTCTCCGAAATCAGCACTGCTTACGAACCAACTGATAGCTTCTTTTTTATCTGGGTCACAATCTTTCTTAGTGGCGTCAAGCAATGCTTGATATACAACTGCCCTGAATAGTTTAGTTTCACTCATCTTTTTTATGGCGCTCTTTCTTTTTCTTTTTGTTCATTGTTTTCCACGCAGCCTCATCACAATAGAGGGAACCCAAGAATCCCAAAGACTTTTGCATCTCAGGAGATATAGAATGATGAAGTAGCATAGTGTCTTCAATAGGAAGAGCCACAGGAATACCGTGATCAGTAAAGTAAGAGATATCGTAGATACCATTATGGAACACTTTGATGCAATCCCCTGTAAGAATGTCAAACATAAACTCCCATAGCTTTAGCTCTTCCTCGAAGGTCCATGCGTGATAACCTTCTTTATTTAAGTTCCATATAGGTATCACATAACTCTCTGAAGGGGAAGGAGAAAAAGATACACAAGTTATTTGCTTAGCTTTTGTTTCTACGTCTATGGCTACGACGCCTTTTAATTTTGGTTTGATATGCTTGAGGTCATCAAGGGAGGTAACTATATTTACCTTACGTTCTATCTTTTTTATGCCTTGTAGAAATCTTTTGGCTTTGCATAAGTCGGCCCTAACTATGGGGTGCGTAGAGAAGTCGTTGAGTAAGTTAGGTATATCTATGGTGGGGAGTAGGGTGTGTTTTTTGTAGGTGCATAGGGTTCCTCTGTAGTCGCTTAGTCTAAGGTCGGTAAGGAGAGTGAAGGGAATCTTACCAAAAGTTATGATGAGATCGGGATCAAGTTCATCTATCTCTTTTATTAATTTGATTACACCGGGGAGAAATTCTTCTTGGATGTAACCTGCATCGAAGCGTGGAAAAGAATTCTTCTTAGGGGAGAAGTGCTTACCCTTAGCAGGAAATAAACACCTGAAGTGATTTCCCTCTAACTTTAATTCAGCTAAGTCAAAGAGGCGACGTACCTGCTTGCTGGTTTCAGGCGTAAGAAACTTGGGCGCTTCAGCTAGTAGTTCTGGTTTTTCAAAAAGGAAAAGCATGGGGCATCAGCAGGGCCAACACCCCACAGCCTTTCTTTTAGAGTGGAATACCGTCGTCTTTCTCAAGCTTTTTGACGGTAACGAAAGGACGATCCTTTCCTTGAACGGTCTCATGAATGACAGTTGCAATGGCTGTATTACCAATGCAATCATCTAAGAGTTCGGTATAGGGCGTACCTACACCACCCTCTACAAGAGCGTTGTTGAAGGTGCCAATGAACTTCCTCCAATTGCGCTTGTCACGAGAACGATGTTGTAACCAGTAACGCAGAGGATAGTTATTCTCGGTATCAGTCATGTCCTGATTATCGAGAGGTTGCTCTACACGCAAGCTTACTTCATGCATGTTGTTACCGGCCTTGGAGAGTTTTTGCTCATAGTTGGTGAGCTTAACGATGTACTTCCCTTCAGGGTAGTCCCGATAGACTGGGGCTTCCTCAAGAGTATCTTGGGTCGGATCGAAAACTTCATCATGATTACTCATGGGTAGTCCTTTCTTTGGTTTAATGTTTGATCTTTTGGAACAACTCCGCATAGTCAAACGGATGTTCAGCATCGACTGCCTTGGGTGCAGAACACTTCAAGGCCATGAATGAGTCGGACTTAGTTCTAACAATGGGAACCGACTCCCTTCCCATTCTCTTGCTATCGAGCCGCCACAGGTTATTGAAGTAGCGTCCGATAGATTTAGATAATGCAGAGCCTATCATCTTGGGGTAACCTCTGATCAAGCCCTGATCGTTCTCTATGGTTTGAATGTGTGTGTTGACAATGACATTACATTTAACTTGGGGTCCGGTCAAGAATTGTATTACGCGCTGCAACTCTTGACCAGCATCAAAGTATTTCATGCGGCCATCTGTCTTTTTACTGTGAGATAAAAGACACTCACCATACAAGCTGGCTGAGTCTATGACTATGACTTGATCTGGACCCCATTCAGTTATTGGCCCCAGGTCCTCATCTTTAGTTTTCCAATGCCTCAGAATATCTCTAGCTGTTTGAGGTGTCTTAGGGTCCTCCACATTAAAGGTGTGGTAGAATAGGTTCTCGTGATGATCTTCGATATAGCTGTGAAGAATATCTAAGCCGTTGTCAAAGTCTAGAACAACTACTTTGTGGCCTGTGTTAATTAGGGAAGCTAAAGCGCCTGTCTTACCTGTACCTGGATCACCACATACTAGGGCTTTAACTCGTTGGTCTCTTGGGTGGTTACTAAAGTTCGGCATTTTGGTTTTCCTCTTGGAGTTTATATTGGTCGCAAAACTGTGAGACGGGGCACCAGTAGCGACACCGGATTGATACACCGGGACGATGCTGGATGTCAAGTCCTTTCTTTTGGGCAAAATCTTGGGCCTCAAATTCCGAGGCGAAAACTCTCGTGGCCCTTGACGCCCCTGGTTTAATAGCTGCCCACTTGTCACCCCTATGCCAGCGTTCCTCATCTGTACAGAGGGGTAATTGTTTTAAGGCTGCTTGATGTTGACTTATTCGGTTTGATATCCACAGCTTGGTTTCTTCGTGGGTCCACATGTTTGGTGAGACTTGCAGTACAGAAACATGAGGATATTCAAGGCTCTTCTCCCTTCTGCTGGGGGAATAGTCCACCAGGAAGACAACCACTTTCATAGATTCGACTTGATGTTGAGGGTTGTTCTCTTCCCACAGAAATTTATAGATGTTTAGTTGTTGTTCCCAGTCTTGGAAATCTTCAGCCTCTTTATTTAGATAGCTGGATACTAGGGCAGTCTTCCAATCCACCAGACTTTTTTGATCCTTGTTAAAAACTAGGAGGTCAGGTTTACCCGATAGGACCCAGTCACCGAAGACAGCATAGAAGCGTTTCTCTACGATGCTATCGGCGGCCACAAAGCGTTCGATCTTTTCATGCCATGCCGTACCATACTCTCCACGAAGAGCTTCGGATACATCCATCTCAAGCTCATCTTGATGTTGCTGTTGGAGGGCAAATATTCTAGAGGGCTTAAGCAAGTCGGTGGCACTTACTTGGCTTTCCCCTCTGTCATAGGCATTGGCTTCGACAAGGTTGACTAGCTCTTGGGGTAGCTGATAGTCGTTTCTGATTTTCATCTTGGGCATTAGCTTACTTTCACTGGTGCATCGGTTTCAATCCATACATGAGCGCCACAAGGCAAAGGTTTATCGGGACGATATACAATACGAGAAGGTCCTTTAAGCTCTATATTAAAGCCGTACTGGTTGCTTTTGTATGTCTTGCAGGTCAGGGGCGCAACGCATTCATTGTATTTCTTATTAGATTTTATTATGTGTTGATTTACATGCACTATTGTTTTCATCTTGCTTACTTTCACTTTGTTTCTCTGAAGTTTCCATGCATTGCCTCTTCATAGTTGAACCGTTCCTTGAAGGAATCTTCTATGCTCACAAGATCAGGAGAAAACCCCACTACCTCTGTGTTATATACAAACGCTCTTCTAGGGATTTTAGTGAGGTTGAGTGCGAACTGATAACCTTCTTCAGTAGGTGCCCAAAAACCCTCAGTTTGTTTGCGTGCAAAGCTCACATCACGATCAGGATCAGGCTCAGGGCTTGTAATTAGTTCCCAATTTTTGCAACTGGTTATATTGCCTCTTCTAATCAACCATCTTGGCGCGGCGTTTCGGACATCTGCATAACCTTCATACATATAAGTCTTGTCTTCTAGCAACCTTCCTATTAGAGGTTGTTTAGTCAGCCAAATTAAAGATCGTGCCATACTGTTAGTGAAAGTCATAGGATTTATTTTTCCCCACTTGCGGCATAATGGACAGTGGCCACCGCCTCCTTCTATGACTTCATCCCAATTTTTTTGTAATTGTGCTAGAGTTAGTTCGACATGTTTGTGTTCGTTATTCATCTTGGTTCCTTTCTTTCATCCTGGTTAGGCAGTTCCTTGATTATTTAGAGGGTCAGCATCCCACACCTCAGGGGCACAAGCAGGGCAACAATTTAGGCAGTCATCCTCTTCAGCAGAATCTTTCGGGATATTCCATAGCTGACCACACCCTGCACAGCTTATAGATTGTGATTCTATTTCGCTGTCCTCCATAAATGCATTCAGTTTAGAACGTAGTTCCATTTATGCTACACCTCCTTGGAGTCATATACGTTTCTAGCTTTGTATTTTTTCCATGCTTCACTAAATTCCTCTATTAATATTTGTTCGGACACAGTGATGGCACTTGAATATAATATTTTGGTAAAGACATGTATCACTCGTTGCTTCTGGATAAATTCTATTAAGTCATTGCAATCTTTTCGGCGCTCTTGGCATTGTCGGTGACCGGGCCGTAGCTGATCATGTTTGTTATCTAATTCCATCTATCCCTGGCCCCCATCATCCTGCCAAGAGGCGAGATCATCCTGCCAAGCGGTAACCGAGGTTTTGGCAGCGATATCCCCGTGGAGTTCCGATACATTACCACTGACATCAAAGTAGTCGTCTTTAGGTAAATTTATTTTTACGTCATCTTTACAATAGAGGG